TTTGTGATATTTACTTGCAGCCGGAAGCATAGAGCGAGGCGCAATCGTACGTTCGTACAACAAAATCTCCACCATGAATAATTGGAACAAAATGGTTCCCGTTTATGAGGATGAAGACACGGTGATTACTATAACTCCCGGTCGTGCTCCTGATTATGCCTGGTATGCTGCAATGAAAGAGCAGTATGAGCTTGAGAAATTTGCTCGTGAGATTGAATCTGCTATTGAAAATTCTACCTCTGAGGAGGAAATTGATGAGGAAGCAGATGGTACTGATACTGAAGAAGATGTGAGTGAAAAGACGGTGAAAACCCTCCCTAACGGGCGCTCTGTCGTACAGGTTTCGGGTAAGGATGTGATGAGTAGTGATTACGCGACCATTATGGCGGAAGCCGAGGTTAAGCGTTTGGAACAACAATTGAGAGATACTCCTTCGACAAGAGTCGATAGAAGACGCCAGCTTGAGTTTACTCGCTTGGCTATTGTGGAGTTTATGTTGTTAGCATTTGGAATATGCATACCCACTACCCACGCTTTGAGTACAGCGGAAGAATACTCCAATGCATGCTGCACGTTGATTTGGACATTAGCGTGTGCGTATGTTTTGTGGAAGTTTGGAACAGTTGCTGAGAAATTAGGAGCTGCTTTAGCGCAATTAATTTATGCGTTGACAAATGCCGTTGGGCTTTTGAGTACTGGCGTTTCCAATCTTCTAATTACCACCAATAAGATGATTCCTATAATTGTTGGTGAAGTGAAGAGTTATATGCGGGTGATGAAAGTCGCCGCTGCTGTCACTGCAGGTTGTCACCTGTTTGAAAGTGTGACCACCCTTTTGGGTTTGCCCTTCAAAGCGTTGCGCTACCTGTTCGGTGGTGATACGTGTGGATATGTTCACGAAAGCAAGGAAGGTGTGCAGAAATATAATAAGTATGGAACACTTATATCTGCCGTCCTTGCAGCTCTTATTTTTGTTGCCGCACCCATGTTGGGTTTTATGCGGGCATATAAGATGTTTGATCCAATTAAACGTTGTCTTGAAAATTTGCCGTATGTGACTTGGTTGATTGATTGGTTGAGTGCAGTCTGTAATGGAACTGCTACCGCCGATGATATCCCAGCAAGTGTGCGAGCATTCCAGTCCGGGGTAGAAGTGCCTGTTGGAACTGGTGGATATATGTACTCGACTGGTCGCGAATCTGATGGAAAAGTCAGTTGCGACGTCGGCATGTGTAAGCGACACGAGAAATGTGATGACAATCTTTGTTACTGTCGTTGCCATATTGAGGATGAAAAGAAAGAAGCTGAAATTGCAGTTGCCTGTGATGACCCGCGTGAAGGAACGATGGGTTTAGGCACGAAAGCACAGCATCTCCTCAGACGCAACCAGATGACATTTGTTAAATCCCAGGAGGAGCCCATAGAATCACGTCGCGAACGTTTGGAAAAACTTGCGGATGATACGATCAAAGAACAAGATCGTCGTGATGACCTTGAGCGCCAGCACAAGTTTGCTTTGTTTGAGAAATCAAAAAAAAAGAAAGAAGACTTGGAAGCTATGGCCAAGGAAAAGGCGGCCGAGAATCTGGAGATCAATTTGTCTATAATCAAACAATCTTTAGGTAAGAACTTGGAACCCCCTCCCCTTGTTGTTGATGAACCTGATGAGGTTAAAGAAAAGAAACAAGGGTTAGAAGGGGAGTATCTGGGTGAGTGTCCGCATTGCTTAACTGAGCTAATCGAAACTGAAAAGGAGAAGTGCTTATGTTGCGGTGGAATGCTTGCTGAAAAACACCCGTCTCCAACAGAGATTGCACCTTTTTTAAAAGTGATTTTGTCCCCGGAACCAAAAACATGGTTCGGTGAGACATTGGCTGTGATTCAGGAAGGAGTTGGGATAGGGTATGGCGCCGTGCAAACGATTGCCAATCCCTTCTTATCGCATGTGCGCCTGCATAGAGAGTGGTATATCAGTGGAACTGTTGCCCTTATAGGTGCATTAGCAGCAATTGCTTATGCGATTAGTAAAAAGAATTCCGTTGAATGGGAAGATGAAGCTGGAGGTAATAACCGTAATAGGTCTATCCGCTACACACCCGTTGATCGCACTCGCACCCGCGGACATCGAGGGAAGGGCAAACATGCCCACCTTGTATCTGGCGGAGATGAACACGATCTTGATGCCGCAAGCATAGCCGAAGAGCGTGCGTTGCAGCAAAATGAAGAATTAGATCGTGCTTATGAGATTGAGATCGAGGAGGAAGACCGTCGGGCCCGTGTTAAGAAGCACGGTTTGACTGGCTGGGATGACACATCAGAAGATAAAAGTACTCGCAAAGAGCGGGCGTATAAACGCCGCCATCGTGAGGAAGAAACTGAATGTTGCCACTATAAAGCGTGCCCTAAACAATTGCCCATTGATGCCTGCCATAAGTGTAATACTTTTTGTGGAGGAGTCAACTGTGTGCATTGGGCAGGTTGCAAACCAACTGAAGTGTTGGAAAGCTTACCAAAAATCGCTGTGAAGCAAGAGAAGCTTAAAGATAAGTGGTTCCCTCCCCAACGTGATCCTTCTGTCATTGTGGCGCGCCGTAGAAATGCGTTGCGTGCTGCTAAGATGAAGGAGTACAGTCATACTGCACAGCAAGAACGTCAATTTAAGGCCTTGGCCACACGATTGGGTAAACGTTATGAACGTCCCGAAAGTTTGCTTGGCAAGGAGAAACTCTTGTACAGTATTATGGCGAATAGGGTTTTCAAGTTGTACCAAAATGATGTGTTTACATCAAGTGCCACTTGTATTGGAGACAAAGTTTTTGTCCCGCTGCATTCCCATGAGGATACAGACAACGTAAAGATTTCTAATGCTACCACTACAGTTAAGTTGGGTGGAGAAGTTGTCCCTATTGCAGATGATCTTGGAATTTATTTCCATAATGGAACTGTGAAACCAGTCGCAACAAAAATGCGCCCACCAAAGAATGAGATGGTGATGGTTATTGGTTTCCATGACCCTGATCAGGTTGAACCCTCATGTGGCGTTGGATTTGCAAGCTCTACAGGTTTGTACAACGCCCCTACCATGCCAGGTGACTGTGCTAGTCCGGTAGTTGCATGTGACGATGGAGCCGTTGTTGGATGGCACATCGCTGGATCTCAAGATGTGAATCGCTTTATCCCTGTTACAGAGGAGATTATTAAGCGAGCGCGGGCTACTAAGCCTGTGCTAAATAGCATGCTTTTTCATTAGAGCCCCCACTCCCCTCGACCCTTGTTGAGGGAGAGGGGTTTTGGGGGCGTTATCCTCTGGAATACCAGAATGGTTTCCGAGGAAATGCTGCTATATCTGAGCTCCATAAGAAGATGTTGAAACAGCAGTACTTTCCAGTGCTCGGTTCGATGCCCAAGAAATTTGTGGGTCGTAACCGCCGTGCGCTGGATATGTCTGTTGCCCAATTTGAGCTTGACGCTGATAAGTCAGTTGATCGAGCTAACTGGGGCCTTCCGGTACCTAATATCGAGGCTGCCTACATCTCACTTGCGAAATATGCCAAGGATGTACCTTCCATGGATACGGCGCAAGTTAACGCCATGAATATGG